GATGCAAATTCAGGCTCTGTATATGAAGTTCCACTAACCGTGTAAGTTGAGCCGTCTGCTTTGCAAAATCTAAAATTTCCATCAGCTGTTCGTATAAGTAAATGTGGCATTGTAGAAACATCAAAAGAATTATCTAATCCATCTTTTACTGTTTCAACCCAAGCACTACCGTCCCATCTAACAAAGTAGTTATCAAATTCTGTTCCACCATCTCCTACAATTTCTACTACAAAACCTGTGTAGCCTTTGTATGGTAAATCTGAAAATGAATTAGTTTTATCTTTAACTAAAATTAATCCATCTCCTCCTAATCCATCTGAAACAGTTGATGTAAATGTTCCTGAGTTTTTAGAAACATATATAATAGAACCGTCTCTAGATACTGTGTATCCTGATAAATTAGAATTTAAATCGTTAGTTAATTCTGTTGCAATATTATCTGTTGTAATTGATGATGCGTTTCCTGAGCTAGAATTATCAAGAGTTTCAAAACTTGCAACTTCAGAACCATCTATATTAATTTTGTAAGTTGTTTTGTATTGACCATTTTTAATATAATAAATAGCTTCGTCAGGTCTAGTTGTAGAAGCTGATCCTGACTTTGCTGTAACTTTAGTTTTATTAACTACAAAAGTGTAATCAGCTACAGTTACTAAATTAAAATCATCTTGTGGTGCTGTTGATGTTAAATAAGAAACTCCATCAGGAGTAACAACTGTTTTAGCATTTCCCGCTAAATCATAAACTTTTACACTTTGGTTATTAACTAAGACAACATATTGTTCGGTACTATCTCTATTAATAATATGTACTTTACTATTTGTATGTGTGTCAGTATTTAATTTTGCTATATGTTCTGTAGGTGGTCTTTTACCTAATCCTGAAATAATATCTGATAAACCATTTTCTTGTACTGTTGCTTGGTTTGGTAATTTAACTGTATCTGGTTGCTGAGAAACCCCATTCAATAAATTTGGAATTGAATTGGAAATTAATCTTGCAGCCATTATTCATCTGTTAAAGTAATTTTATTAGGTTGATAATTACCTCTATCTACAACTCTATAAGTAGAATAATTATCAAAAATACTATGATCTCTAGTATCTCCCTCTTGCTCTTTCAATGAAGCTAATGCTTGTATTTCATCTACTTGATGAAACTTATGTAAAGTATCAGAAGCTAACATTCTGTCTTGAAATATTCTTGCAGCTCTTACTGTTATATATCTTCTTGCTGTTTCTGGTATTTCTATAAATTCTAAAAACCAAGTTATGTCTACTCTAACATCTTGATTAATTGTATAAGTGTGGTTTTCTCTATCCCAAAGTTTTCTAGCTCTTTCAACTAAATCTAAATCTGCATCTTTATTCGATGTATCAACTCTTAGACAGTTTGCAGGTAATTCAATTTGATTAGATGAATTTTTAGCTAATAAATAATTTGTATCTGTATTAAAATGCCAACCTACACTTTGTACTTCTCTTGAAACATTTTCTAAAATTTGTACTGCAATAGAAACATCATTTGTAGTTGAAGCTGTAATCGTGTTAACTGGACTTTCTCCAATCGCTGTAAGCATAACATTTACAGATTCAAGTTTTGTAGTTACTGTTCCCATAATATAATTCCTATAATTAAGAGGCGACCGAAGCCGCCTCCTAAGTTTAAAAACAAAGTAATATAATTACGATGTTTTGATCTCGATTGAACAAACTGGATTTAGAGGTGCATGACCCATAGCGTACTTAGCTACCATCAATGTACCTTGTCTTTGGATTTGGTAATCCATCTCAGTTGATAAGTCCATTAGTTTCACAGTTCCAACCGCATTTTTCTGCCAAACACAGCCAACTGTTGTTGAGAAGTTTCCAGCAAAATTTGTGCTAGAACCTTGAGCAACACCAGAACTGATGTTTGTAGATGGTAAGTTGTTAGTTGGAATAATATTTATTCCAGCAACTTTTAATACTTTTCCATCTGAGTATGAACCTGATCCACCCCAATCTCTATTGATTACAGTTGTACCTTGAATCAGATTGTAGTAAGCCGCTGGGCTAACTGCTGCGTATCTGTCTTCTGCTGGGACATCTGCCTCATCTAAAGCTTGAGCTGCTGAGAAAATAGTAGCCGCTGCCGAAGCTGCGTTAGTATTAAAGTCAGCATCAGTAAGTGCTGCACCAGCCGCTTGTGGCGAAGCTGCACCTGCTCTAGAGTTAAGGATAAGATTTTGGTAAACGTGTTTATCCATTTGGTTCGCTAATGCTCTACCCATTTCTTTTGTGTAGATTGATCTTACGTCATAGTGTGACATAGCTTCATCAATTTTAGCGATGAACACAGGTGCGATAAGTAAATTCTCAATAGAGATTGTTCTCTCATTGTGAGTTACAGAACCACCTGTTATTTCATTTCCTGCTGTATGGTAAGCCGCTGTAGTGACTTTTCCAACAACTGGAAATTGTGCACTTTTGCCAGAACTAATTGTTCTAACTAAGTGTTTGTCTAGGGTTGAATTTGCTGTTTCAAAAGCAGTAATAACTTCTCCACTGAAAATTTTTAAAAAACTTGCAGTAGTACTACCTGATCCAGCATTTTGCCCTATATCTGATACAGTATAATTTGACATTATATATATCTCCTTATGTTATAGGTTGTTTGCTAAATTAGCGTAATAATTTCAGAAGCAGAATTGTCTTTCCTCAGAAAGGTAATGTCTTACTTTTACTTTGCTTTTCTAGGACTAGCAAGTTGTCCTTAGAAACTTGTTAAATAACTTTTGATCTTGCAACTTTGTCAGCAACCATTTTTCTAAATGCACTGTCAGTAGCATACTTAGGGTCTTGCATATCAGCTTTCATTTGACCGATACTTTCATAAGCAGCTCCACCTTGACTTTGACCAGTAGTGCCTGTTGCTAAGTTTGGTTCTCTAGTTTCAGAATTAAAACGAGCATACATACCTTTAATAGTAAATAATGCTGTTTCATTATCTTGACCAATGTTATCATTAAATTGTTTTATTTCAGTTTCAGAAAGATTATTAGTTACCCAATCAGTCATACTTTTATAATTTTCTTCGCCTCCTGTACTTTCAAATGCTTTAGCTTCAAATTGTTTAGCTACTGCATCAAGTCCAGCGATATAATTATCAATGTAAGATTTAGGTAATCCTGCTTTCTCTAAAGATGAAATTGTATCTTGACTTAATTCTCCTGTATCTTCAAATTCTCTTTGAGCATTTTGAAAATCAAAATTAACTTTAGTGTCAGCTTTTAATTCTTCCTTAGGAGCTTCTGTTTCTTCTGACTTAGAAGTTTCTCCTAACTTTCTTTCCAACTCTTGATACGATTTTATTAAATCTTCCTGACTTTTAAATTTACCTAAAATAGGTTCTTCTTTTGCAGGTTCAGTTGTTGGTGCTGATTCAGTTGCAACTTGTTGAGCATCATCAGCTTTTTTAGACATTTCGTCTAAATATTCCTGTGTTTCTTTTACTTCTTCCACAGGTACGTTTACGGTTTCAACCATAATTATTCTCCTTTAGTTTTCTCCCTTTGGTCTTTAAAGCTATCCCTGACCATGCCCATACCCTCTTTTACAACGGCAGGGGAATTTTGTTGTTGCATCATTTGTTCTTGCATAGCTTGTTGTTCAGCTTGTACTTGTTCAGGAGATTTTATTAATCCCTGCATTTCAACACCAAGAGAAGTACCAACTCTTTTTACATATTCATCTAAATTTAAATATGTCATAAGTTGTTCTGCAAATGGTTGTAGCTGTTGAACAAATGTGTTTAATCTTTGTAAGTCACTTGATCTACCTAAGGCTTCTAATCCTGTAACTATTTTAGGACGTACACTGTCTTTAGGTAAAGTAGGTAATGCTTTTTTCTTTTCCATTTGGTGCATTAACCTATTAATTAAAGGTAATTGTAATTCTTGTGATAATAAAGAATATAAACCACCTAAACTATCGTCTAGTTCTTTAGATACATAATTTATTTCTGTAGCAGTTACTCTGTCGTTATTTCTTTGAACAGAAGTATTTAACATAAATGAAAATTGTAATCTTTCTTCAATTAATTTTATTGTTTGTAAAGCAATATTAAAGTCAGTAAATTTATTAACTTGTAAAGTAGATACGTCATCAGCATTACCCTCACGGATAGCACCATTAGGACTTTCAGATAAAGTTTTTAATCTTGTACTTGAATTAGGTTTAACGAGAAATAATACTTTAGCAGCCGCTGCTGATCCCTCAACGATTGATCTGTATAATGCCTCTAACGATCTTAAATCTCCAATGTACTCCTCAATAAATCCTCTGCCGTAATCAGAATTATCAATAGAAGTATATCTTAACGGAACAAAAGCATTTCTATCAATAGGATAAGTTCCAATAGAAGATGGTATTATTTTATCATATATCTCTTGGTGTACTTCCCATTTCTTACCATTCATTGATCTTTTAACACAAGTATAAATTTCACAAGTGTCATCGTATCCGTCTTTTTGTTTATCTCCCTCAACTAATAGTTTTTGTTCTTCTGTTAGCGTGCTGGGAGCTACCATATCTTTTGTAATTATCTCTAAAACATTACCTATACCGTCTCTCTTAACGACAAATCTATCTAAATGATAAACTTTCATTTTTAAATCTGGGGTAATATAAAGTAAAACATTACCACAAATTAAAAGATGTTTTAAACTTTCAAATAAAGCATTTCTAAAATTATTAACTTCCATCTCATTCATAACTACTCGTTCTATTGAACCCATAGCTTTTTCAAATTCGCCTTTCATATCATCTCGTCCTGCAAGCTCAGATAAAGTAAACTCGTCAAGAGTTAGTCTAAAGAAAGGTTGATTAGGGGGAAGCAAAGCTAAAAGAAGTTTAGATGCTAGGTTATTTACACCTCTAGCTCCTATTCCTTGATAAGGAGTATATAGAGTAGTGTGTTTAGAATGATACTCACGAGGCATTATTGAGGGAATAGTAAACTCACTTGCGTCTCGTGCTCTATCAAGGTAAGGGTCTCGTATCGCCTCTAGAGTATTATATCGTGATTTTGCTGTTTTATAGTTTGCCATAATTATCTATTAAGGTACGTTTGCACCCGTTCCACTTGAACCTACACCAACTTGTAAAGGTATTCTTAACGCTTGTTTCCCTCTTTTTTTAGAATAGCTAACAGTACTAGCTGTATTAACCTGAGGAGCTTTTGGAGCTTTATCTCTTAATCTAGCTTCACTAGCATTTATTTCTGTTGCGGGAGCTGCTGGAGTTGGCGGTGGTGGTGGTGGAGTATATCTAGGTCGTGAAAATCCACACATAAATCTACTTCTCCTTAGTTGTTAAACGAGTATTAATTATCGTTTGTTTTAAAATGTTTTGATCATTGTCATTTAAGATCATTTTTAGATGAGATACGACACTAACTTGACCAGCTTTTAACCAAATTTGTCGTTCTGAATCCTTTATATCTGGTGCTTTGTTAGGGAATTGTCTTTCTAAATAATCTATTAATTCTTGTGAAATCATAGTTTTGTATCCAAGAGAGCAACTATTTAGCTTGTATTTTTAGGGGGATTGGTACTATTTTAAGTACGTTTTTGGTAGGAATGACCATAGTATTGCCTGCCTCAGCAATAACATATTTGCCATTTTTTAGGTCAGTTGTAAAATCTGACGCTAGAATAAAAGAATCTTTTGTTTCATTAATAACAAAACCAACACTCATACACACAGTTGGTAGCATTTGTTCTATGGTAGAAAGCTCATTCCACGAGCTATCTGAGTTTGCGTCTTCCCATAAACAAAGTACAAATTTATACTTCGGGGGGTTTGTTGATAACCACAGTAGTATCTGTTTTAATAGTTTCTTCATTATTGTTTTCCTCAGGGGTTTTTGTTTTTGATTTTTCGTCTTCAACAGGTAATTCTTCTAAGGTTGATCTAGTTTCATTATGAGCAACAACAGTATAACTAGCATTTACAGTAGGAGGAAAACTTCTTTCTGTATCAGGGGTCTTAGCATAAAATACATCTTCATAAAGTATATCTGCGTTTATCCAAGTTTTCTTTAACCACTTTTTTACTACATTAATTGTCATCGTAATCCCTTTCTAATATCATTTCTAAATAGTGTATTGCTTTTTTTATATCTTTTTCTTTGCCTTTCTTAGTGTGGCGACAAATATATTTAATTGCATTACCCTCAGCAAAAGGAAGTTTGTTTTCATTTATAAACTCAGCAGGTTGTATCTTCATACCTTTGTAATGATCTCCGTCTACTTGAGTATTTAAACTGTCGTAAGTAGAGCCTTTAAACATATCTTTATTTGGCATTTCCACTCCATAATATTGGTTGTTTCTTTTTAAAATCGTAATCAGTATTTCTTAGTATTCTAGCTAATCTAGCTTGTACTAAAGCATCTTCTTCTGTTAGTCCTTGTTTTTTGTAGCACTCTTTAACTATGCTCCATAAATTCTTTTTTCTATCTAAAGTCTTTTTAGTTTTAACTTCTCCGTATGTAGGAGCTCCTTT